CCCCCCCGTCTAGAAAGAAACATTGTAAACGATACCAAATATGGTGAATTTTCTGAATTTATGAATAACGAAAATAGAATGAAAAATTTTTTGAATGAGGTGGGTGCGCCAGAAGTTGTGCCTGTCACTTTGAGTAAGTTAAATTTAGGGATGTTTAATGCCACTGTAAACAGGAATTTTGGACCAGGTAATCGTGTAGATCTTAAAGCCATACTTATGCGACCACCAGTTGGTCGAACTCCCATTGGTGAAGGTCTTTATGTAGACACCGAAGACCTTCGCGGTGTGTACGGTCAATTTAAGACTGGTTTTTCTCACACAAAAAATTACGGACCAAAGGGAAATATAAACCTAAACTTTTCTACAGTCCAAATCAAATTGAAAATCTCTAATGATGTGGAATCTAAGGGAGGCACCGTGAACATCTATAGAAACGGTAAGATTCGGTTTTCAGGGGGCTTCGTTGGAAGTGATATTTCCAATCAAGCTGAGCTTATTCGAAATTTCGTCATAGACAAGTACACAGAAAAACAACAATTCTTGTACAATCCATTCGAGTACAACAATCTCAGCGGAACCTTTATGTTCAATGGTATAATCACGGACATGGTGAAAGTCGCGAGACTTCAAAATAAGTATGAAATATCCTACGTTTCCTACGAACCCGAGTTGGCTCCCTTCTTGTACATGACATTCAAGAATCATAAGTTCATTCTGTCCAAATCTGGAAACATACAGATTTCGGGAGCTAAGAATCCCAAGGACATGATGGAGGCCTACAATGCGGGTGGGGAACTTATCCAGATTTTATATCAAAATAGACTCATCAATGTGACAGGTGTATTCCCCAAAAAGGCTCAAAAGACGACGACGAAAATCACAATGCCCCGTGCTCGACCCACCAAAGCGACCAAACCACGTGGGCGTCAAACCCGCGCCCTCGTGTTCATGATTGGTGCAAAAAAATGTGTGAGTCTCAAAAAGGCGGAACTCCTAGACATGGCCAAAAAGATGGGTATCGTAGACATAACCAAAAAAACATCGAAGGTGGAGATATGTAAAAAGATTGAAGCCAAAAATAACAAAAAGAACGTCACGTTTAAGAACAGTGGTAAAAATGTGCGTCTCACGGGTACAGGTTCTAAATTCCGCGTTGGTAAAAAAACGTGCATCGATTATCCGAAAAAGGAACTTGTCCGTGTCGCGACTATTCTAAACATAGCCATAGACCCCAAAGAAACCAAAGTTTCTATATGTAAGAAGATTGAAAATGCTCGGAATGAACTGGCTAAGCCAAAGCCAAAGCCAAAGCCAAAGTCCCCAAATAGCAACAATAACAATAACAATAATAACTTTGCGGCAAATTTGGAGCGGACTATGATTCAACAAAACGCTCTTAGGAAGAGACGACTCAATGATAACTCTATCCGAAAGGATCTCATCAAACTTTATGGGGACAAATGGATGAAGAGATATAAACCTTCCCTGAACCAGGATGTGAGAAATGTTAAGAAGGAAATAAACTCTATTTCAAAGGTTAACAAAAAGGGTGTCCCTTTCAAGAAGGATGTCGATGCCATCAAAAAGAACATGGTTTCTCAGTGGAAAATGCAGAGAAAGAGGGAACTCGAAAAGAAGTTTTACATGAACACCGCAAACGTTACAGGTATCGCCAATAATTTGAAAAGTTCATATCGTCGCGCGGTTGCAAACTACGCCATGAACCAAAAGAACCCCCCAACCAAAAAGAAGTTGGATGACTACAGAAAATATTGGTTAAAGTTTAGAGCTAATATGAATGTAAATAATGCACGAAAGAAGTGGAACACTGTCGCCAAAGCCGCCCGCGGAAGAACTTCTTTCCCGGCTGGAACTAGGGTTGAGAAAGTATAATCACGGTGTCCGGGTAAATGATGATACACGGACATGGGGGACCCGTACAAACTCCTGGATGGAGATGGCTAGGGAGGAATTTCTAGATGGCATAATCTACGTGGCAGCCGACTATATTAGAATTGGGAGAAACGGTAAAGAACATAAGAGCCTACTTGAAATAGAGTTTAACGACTATTACAGGAAGGATGATAATAGATTGATTATGTATATTCTGGACAATTATACCAGAATTGATAGCCCGAAGCACAAGAAGATGATCAGCACTTTATGCTCTTGTTTATAATCTTTTCAGGTTCCGCAGTTTGTTTGAGATGTATCGTGTGATAGGAAAAATCATACTTTGGGAACGTTCGTTTTATTAAATCTGAAAGCGTAAGGGCATCTATGAAGCGGGGCATCCCCGAACACACTGAATTTCGTTCAACTTGGAGAAACCTATCCTCCAATTGCACGAACTTTTTTAACTCCTGACCGGAAACCCCGTCCCCCCTCATCCGATTGTACATCTTCTTAGACATACCTTGGCTCAGATAGAAGTTTTTAGAAACATCCACCTCCTCCGACCTGACAGTCTTCTCGTAGATCATTGAAAACACAATTATACCCGCTATGATGTAGAACATGTATTAAGGTAAGAAAAAAACACTAACCACATTGTATACAACGCGGGGGATAACTCCTTGTCATAGGACAATGATGTTTTTCAACGTCTCGGGGGCATACATAATTACTTGGCATATCACCTAGGTCTGTTATTATCATTTTTCTAGTACGGCTTCGGACACAGCCATTTTTCGCAGTCGCGGGAGAAAATTGACTCCAGGGTCCCCAGTAACCTTTAGCTCCCTTACAAGACCTGTATCCATCTTTTTCGATGTCGTATACACAAGCCTTACCACCATTATTTGCGGGTGTGGTTACAATCCACTCCCGTTTTTGTGTACCCAATCTGTTGCTATTGTCGGCACCATGCATACCACAGCTTGAACTACATTCAGACCATGGTCCCCACTTACCTTTACAATCTTGGACTTGGGACACCTTCTTAGGGATGGGTCCCGGTTTTTCACTTTCACTCTCAGTATCAATTCCAACTACGGCATCACTCTCGGTAGTGGGTCTGGGTCTATACATCATAAAAATACCGACTGATATAATTATTAAAATAGTGACAGTCACTACGACTAACATATATTAGGTTCACATAATTTTCACGAGGTCCGCCACCTTGTTGATGATGTTGAACAACTTGTAGACGGAGTCCACGTCCCCCGGCTTCACAATCTCAAGTTCAATCTGGTATGAAGACTCCTCCTCTGAGTCCATGTCGACGTTGTCCCCCGAAGAGATTGTCATGTCGATGCTCAGGTTCTTGCGCACGAAGGAATGGCGCATCTTAGTCCTCTTCCTATCCATCTCATACTCCCCAGAGGTGGGGATCTCCCGAGCGATACACACCCTCACATCTAGGGGGTCGCACTTGAAGTCCTCCTTGACGACACTGATCTTTTGGATCATCGTCTGCTCTCCTGTGTCTTCGTTGGAGGTGATCCGCACGTTGCTGTTGTCGTTATAGTACACGTCGGACTCTGTATAGTCAGTGGACTCCCACCCATCATAGTTCTTCAACCCCTTTAGGACGCGTTCCCAGGTCTCCTTCCCAACATTGGTGTCGAAGAGGGAACCATTGTGCTTCCCGAGGCGAACTTCAACCTCGATGTTCTCTTCAGCCTTTAGGGCCTCGAAGGAGGGGAGGATGGTATCGGTGATATGCTTAATATCCATTGTGATTTTTACTTAACAAATATACTTTGCGTCATTTACTTAAGCCTTTTTTATCGATAAAATGTAATGAAGGGTTTTACCAATCTTGGGAACACCTGTTATTTTAATACAGCTGTTCAGTGCCTTCTACATACACCAGTTCTCACAAACTACTTTTTGAAAAACCCATACGAGGGGGAATGTAGATTTACCCAGGTATATTCTAAATTTGTCACCGTCTATTGGACGAGTGGTCGTCCAGAAATATCTCTCCTGACACTCCTATCTAGATTCCGAGAAGAGTTCCCACGATTTAAATCTAGGGAGCAACACGATGTCCAGGAAGCAATCCTATGCATCATAGACATCCTTGAACGATCGCAGCCGTTCATTAAACCCTGGTTTTACGGTAAGAAGGTTCAAGAAACTATTTGGCCCGGTGGCAAGTCAACGAGTGAAGAACCTTTCAGTGTTCATTTGGTGACTTCCGATGGTAACGAGTTGGGGGAGATGCTAAAGAAGAGTATGGATTGGAATGTACTAGAAAACTTTGAAGACACTGAGGGTAAAGTGCACAACGTGGCTACGACGCGATCCCGCTTTTCGGAGCTCCCCCAAGTTTTGATGATTTCATTTGACACCAAGAGTAACATCAAAATTATAGAGACTATTATTATCGATTCATTTGAATATAATCTCGTGGCGACCGCGCTTCACGAGGGTGATCAAAATGATGGACACTACGTATCATTTGTAAAGTGTAGAAACAAGTGGCATTTTATAAACGATCATGATATTAAAATCTGTCCATTACCTGAAGAGGCTGGGTTCTACTTTATGGTTTACAATCTAAAAACTCCTTCATCTTGATGTCCTCCCTAATATTGACAATCGTTCGGTAGAATGTCCTTCTACCATTGGGGTGCGTCTTATCCGTCCTCCTCTTTAGGGGTCTCCACCACATACGTTTCCCATCGTCCACAAATTCACATTCAACGATGGCCCCTTCCTCAAACCACGGTTCATTCATCAAGTCCATTGCAACTTCGGATTCAAACACCAGCTTCCCCTTTTCTTGAACATAGAGTCTCCATGCTAGGGGACCACCAACGGTGCCCGGCACTTCCCATGAAGGTTCCTTCTTCATGAGAAAGTCTACTGTATTCTTCTCCTTGGGTTTCCACTTGAACATCGTCTCGTGGGTACCAATTCTCACAGGTTCGTTAACTGGGGTGAAAACAAGTCCATCGATGCGTTGAGTAACGGTGGGGAGGTACACGTCCAAGAACTTATCGTAGTCCCTCATTTGATGAAACGTCTTCACCTTGAGACGGTATTTATCACTTTTCATATAGATTATAGACCCGGTTACAATCTTACATGCTTCCAGTCGTAGCATCAGATTCAAATCCCAAACTGGTTCACCATTGGCGAAAACTGCGTCATATACCATGAGGGTATTTTCATACAATTCACCATCGAGAATGGTTCCCTCATAGGCCACTTTTTTCAGATTGATCGGGACTTCAAACATGTTGAACGAACGGTTGACAAAGAGACATTTCTTTTTACCTTGGAACATGAGGGCAACCATCATATATCTCTCACCATCCGTCTTCTCACACACTAGGTATTCTGCACCCTTGAGAATGGGAAAGTGTCGACGTTCAATTGAGATGGGTTGGGGTCCAGGGAAGTAGTCCTTACTCTTCCAACAGGTGTGGATATAATTCACGACGTGTTTGTAAAGTGGTGAATTATTACCGATAGACATATTTTTATTTGTGTGTATAACTTTAATTGACTTTTACACCGGCAGCGTTTAAAATGTTACTTATACATTCATGTGTGTAAGTTAGAGTTAACTTAGATGCTGAAAATGCATAAATCCTCGTTCCACATTCTTTGAATTTTTCAAACATTTTTGGGGTAATTTTCCAAGACCCAGACTTTTTGTCTTTGATACTCTTAATCACATTCTTAGTATTCATCATCCAACAACGTGAAGAAGTTTGGGTTACATTGTAGATGTTTTCAGAAATCTTCTTCCCCACAGAGGTATCAAAGTGTAGACCCATCTGACTGACAGGTTCATTGCAGTCACTTCTAACTTTGGTTTTGAAAAGTTCCCAGTCTACACCTTCCTTTACACCTGGGAATACTAGACATCCCACCCCCTCGTGGGGTTGAAAACATTGGTCTAACGAATCATTATCTACGCCGATACCAAAATCTATGAAAATAATACGTTCACATTTCTTCATTTGTTTTTGAATCATCTCAGCTTTATCGTATGGATCGTCATTTACAAATACAATTTCATTATTGATATTTTTTTGGAGACAGTGAATATTAAGTCTAAGAATAGAATGGAGTGTCTTCACACTACAAGACTTTGACCTGGTGACAATGATGGTGACAAAATTCATACATTATTTTAGCCTCTAAACCTTAAGCCTGTCATTGAGGCACCCACTGAAGGGTAAATTCCCAACGTGACCTAGGGTTGTATTCACATCTGCATATATTTTACCATCAGCTTGTTGCCAGCGACGACAGAATGCATAGTCTTCAGAGAGGTACCTCCTATTTACGGGGTCTATCATACAGTCAAAGGCTGCGTGATAGTCGTCAAAATCCCTATTTTGGTGATCATTCTTACACCAAAGTTCTGGGAACTTCTCCTCTAGGGTCTTAAACACCGACCGTTTGATAACCATGAAACCGGTGGGACCGTCGAGAATTTCTATGAATCCATTGGTGATGGGACGATTTTGAGCTCCGAAGTTAATTACGAGACTTGAAGACAGCATGGACATGTCTCGGTCATCACCATTCTTTACTGCGTTGGCGGCTTGTTCCCACATCACAACCTTTTTAGGGTAACATGCGACAGAGAGGTCATGACCAGACTTGACAAGGCGGACTACCGAGGCTGGGTCGAAGTGAATATCAGCATCGATAAACATAAAATATTCACAATCCGTTTTTTGCATGAAACGACCTACAGATACATTACGGGCGCGGTGGACAAGTGATTCATTTTCGGTTGTGTCGAGATAAAGTTGAATTCCCTCTTTTATTAAAAGTAGCTGAAGCTGAATAATACTAGACATATACTTTTCTAAGCATAGGCCACCATAACATGGTGTGGCGAGAAACAACTTGGTCATTTTTTAAACTACACCTTTAACCTCTAAGTGTTTTTTTATGATACCCTCTATCTTATTCAGTGTTGGGATAGACACCGAACACTTTTCACACATCTCCACCTTTGTAACTTTACTCCCCAAAACTATGTGAATAATTGCTGATGCAACACTGTTTGGTGTTTTACTCATTAAATCTACACAATCCTCCGTGGCGTTACACATCCTATTACACCGAAGTCGTTCATCGCGGGTAACTTCGAAAGAGTTTAGCAAACGATTCATCACATCAAAGGCTTTCGTCACGTAGTTCTTCTCGGTTTTCCCCGATATAGTGTCTTGGAACATTTGGGTTGTCCGACTAATATCCTTCGACTGTATTCCAAACATTTCAGCAATTTCCTTCGTGGTCCTCGGAAACTGAGCAAGACGGCATGCGTACAGTACACAATTTGCCTTGATTCCCAAACGCACCGCACCACGGGTAAGTTTTTCATTGTTAAATTTTTTGTACATCATCTTGGCATCTTTGAGAATCGAGTCTGGTAAAGTGTTACATGCCTCATCGATGTCCTTATACGCGTGAAAAAGAGAACGGTCTTTGTGATTCATAGACATATGAAAGTTGATTTTAGCCATACGTTTATTTTCGTATGTTGAAGATCGCTGTGTTGAAATAACAGTTCCCTTTCCCCAATTTTGCGAAAAAAGCTCAGGGTTTGGGTTAGGATTACCACATCTGGATGGATCATTCACCTTTCCATCGTCCGTCATCCCACTCGTCCATTCTGCGGTATCATCGATAAACCTGTCATCTACAAGTCCACATTCTGAGCAAGTTGGTAACCCTTCGGGTGAAATAATTTTAGTACCTGAGCATTCACGACATATATGTATATTAACTGGCTTTTCTTCGGTTTGTTTTGGTAATAATGAATCTAGTTGAGTCCAGATAGCTGCCAGCATCTTTTTTAGATACTGTATTTTTTTTTACTTTTTCAAAAACGCATTTACAGACTTAGGCTTTTTACATGCATTTCAATCATATCAACTGTTTCTTTAAAACTTTTCCCCCCTGAAGTCGAGGGTTTCCATCCAGCCCATTCTTTATCAATCATCTCATGCCCAGGTGGTGGAGAACCCTGTATTTCACTGTCTGATACGATGAAATCGTCTAAATCGGAACCAGATTGACCCTCGTCGTATATATCACTGTCAGTGTCCTCGATGTCAATCTCGGAATAGTAAGCAAACATATCAGTACCAATGGGTTTCATTTCCAGATCCTTAAATGTCGTCCCACTTGGGTAGTGCTCCATGAGACTCTCGAAGGGTGCGGGGGACAGTTCCCCGTCGTCTATTTTGTAGACACAAGCGGACTTATAAATAAGTTCAGTTGGATTGAGATACCGGACCCCGAGGGTCAGGCCGGTGTTCATTCCAACGACACCGTACATTTGGTCTTCAACACCGTCTTCGTTTACAAATAGTTTAACTATATCGTTTTCGTTTATTTCGGATGGTACAATCATACTTAGAGTTTTCTCACAAAAAATAATCAGGGATAATATCACAGATGAAAGTTATTATTTACTCGAAGGAAGGATGTCAGTATTGCGACCACGCGGTGACCCTCAGTGAAGCAGAGGGTCTCGAACACGAAAAGATTTTGATAGAAAAGGAGGAACTAAAAAATCTATGTGGTGGCAGTGTCGATTCCTACCCTCAAATATTTATTGACGGACGTCATATCGGAAACTACTTTGAATACCAGGAATACATTGAAGATGAATACGAACCCATCCTAGCATCAACCCTCGATAGATTTACTGTCTTCCCCCTGAAGTATCCCGAGCTCTGGGAACTCTACAAGAAGGCCCAAATGTCCAATTGGACAGCGGAAGAGGTAGATTTGTCTAGTGACATGGAAGACTGGAAAAATTTAAATGACAATGAAAGGAAATTCATCAAGTATATCCTGGCATTCTTCGCTGGTTCCGATGGAATTGTTTTTGAGAATATCAATAACAATTTCGCCGATGAGGTACAAATCTCTGAGGCCCGTTCATTCTATGCATACCAATGCCACAATGAAATGGTCCACGGGGAGACGTACTCTAAACTAATCGACAAATACATCAAAGATTCTACCGAGAAAAAACACCTCTTTGAGGCTATCCAAACCGTCCCCTGTATTCAAAAAAAGGCCAATTGGGCCCTAAAATGGTTCGATACCAAGTCCCGAACCTTCGCCGAGCGCCTCTTCGCATTCGCCTGTGTAGAGGGAATCTTCTTTTCTGGGAGTTTCTGTGCCATCTACTGGCTCAAGAAACGGGGCTTGATGCCCGGTCTCTGTTTCAGTAATGAACTCATCTCTAGGGATGAGGGCCTCCACCAGGAGTTTGCTGTGGAACTTTTCAAACTTTTGAGAAACAAACCCTCAACTGAGGTCATTCACTCCATAGTTAGAGAGGCTGTGGAGATTGAAAAGGGGTTTATACTGGATGCCCTCCCCTGCAACCTCATAGGGATGAACTCTGAGAAGATGTCCGAGTACATCGAGTATGTTTCGGATCGCCTTCTCAAGCAGATTGGGCAACCTACACTGTGGGGTTCTAAGAACCCCTTCGATTTCATGGAAAATATCAGCCTGGATGGAAAGACCAACTTCTTCGAAAAGAGGGTGGGTGATTACGGGAAGATGGACGACATCTCGGATGATATTGGGTTTGATGAAGAGTTTTAATTAATACAGTGTACCTTCGGAGTTAAGGCCCTGAGGTTCGAGTTCTATCACTGGTTCATCGACGTCTGTATCCGGTTCCACACTGTGAACAACCTTTGTTCCCTTCTTACCACCACACCCACACCCTGATTTCTTCTTACCACCCTCCTTTTTCACGTTCATCATAGCCCAAACGATGAGAGTGAAAACGATCGTGTGAACAACGAGACCAAATGTAGATGGACATCCATTTGGTGTTGCGATACTTGGACCAAGTACTCGCCTGACGAGGCGGAAAGTTTCGGGGTTGGCAATGACAAAGAATGTAAGACCGGAAATTATAGAAATTATAAATTTGTCCTCCTGTTTCTTACCATTGCACCCACAGCCACAGTCTTTAAACAGACCCATTATACTTTTGATATATGTCAACAAAAAAACTTACTTAAAGTCGAGCCCCCTAAGATAGATATAACCAACCAACAATGTCGCTCTCTATTCAACAAATCTCCGATCTCTCCCCCGCTTCTGTGGGCTTCTCGAATCTCCGTAAGAACAAGAATGGCGGTAAAACCGTCTACCTAAACGCTGGCGGCAACAAAAAATGCTATCTTCAACTCCCCTTCATGCGATCCCCCTTCGGTCTCAGTGCCTTTACTGACGAGGGGACTGGGCGCACCACCTACTCCCTCGATCTCTCGTTTGACCCAGATAACGAGCAGGCTATGGGAGTACACAAGACGCTCTCCGAGCTCGACAACATCATCGTCAACACCGTCGCCAAGAACTCTAAGGAGTGGCTCGGTAAGGAGTTCAACGTCGCGGTTCTCAAGGAGGCCCTCTACAAGCCAATGGTTCGCCCAGGTAAGGAGCAGTACCCATCTACCATGAAGCTGAAGATTACGACCAAGCCCGATGGCACCTTTGTCCCAGAGGCCTACACGATGAACCGTGAGCCTACGGCGGTCGACGCTATCGAGAAGGGTCAGAAGGTTATGTGCATCATCGACCTCAGTAGCATCTGGTTCATCGATAACAAGTTCGGTGTGACCATGAGGCTCAACCAATGTCTCTTGGAGCAGTCTACGAAGCTCCCCTCCTTCGCCTTCCAAGGCCTCGACCTCCCAGGCCCCGAGGAGGAGGATGAGGAGGAGGAGGTTGACGAGGAGGTTGATGTCTAAGATCCCAAAAAATAAAAAAAATCCAATCCCTATTGGTAAGAAGAAAAAACTTCTTACGAATAAGTAAGAATGTCCAACATCGAGAAGAATCTCAAAAGGATTCTTAGGGGAAAAAAGGGGTGTTCACCCCAAGAGTATTTACCTTCAACAGAGAAAGTTGGTTCTGGGGAGTATGGAAATGTATTCAAAGGGAATGTGAACGGAAATGGTAAGAGATATGTAGCCTACAAGGAAGTTAAGTTACCCGGAAATAATGTAACCCTCGCCGAATTGCAGAACTATATCAAACAGAATCCAGCTCGAATGGAATTTACCATTGCGAAAAAGTTGAAGGGCTTCGGTGTTCCGGAAAATTACATATACAAGACGTGTAGTGATAAAGTCATCATCTACATGGAATACATTGACGGTGTAGAATTAAGAAACTGGTGGAAGACCAACCCAACATTAGAACAACAGAAGTCTCTTATAGTTCAAATTATTTACAATCTCTACAGGATTCATAAAAAGTATCCAAAATTCAGACACCACGACCTTCACGGGGGCAACATTTTGATAAAAAAGGTGCCCGAAAAGAAAATCAAAGTTGAGCTAAATAACAAAACGTATACAATTTCGAATGGTGGTATCGAGGCAGTGATGATTGATTTTGGATTTTCACTATTCCCTCATATAAAAAATCCAATGATAAACGACAACTACTTCAAAAATATTGGAATTTCGAGAAACTCCCACAAACTATACGATGTACACCTTTTCTTAAACAGTCTTTACGAAATGACCATGCAATCGAAAAACCCAGAGGTGAGGAATTTTATTAAGTCCCTCTTACCACCCATGTATTTGGGTCGCAAAAGCACGGTTGTTAAAAAATTTAGATTGATTGGCACCGACCGTAAAAATGTCGCTCATACCTTTTACCTACCGGGGTTTGAAAAGATTTTGTCGAAACCCTTCTTAACGGGGGAAAGTAGGGCATTACCTATACCAAAGCCGCGAAAATTTGTGCGACCCCAGATTGTTCCGAAAAAGAAAGCCAGTACACCAATCAATAAGGCGGCTGCATATGCGAGGGCGGTAGCTGTTATGAAAAAACGGCGAGAGGTTGGTACTCCCAAGCCAATCCCCCGCAGACGGAGATGATTAAAGTGTGATCTTGAATGTGCGCTTAGTGCCCTCATCGACTTCGGAGAGTATCTTAAACTTTGGGGTCTTGGTGAGCTTCACCCCATCCTTAGTGACGAATGATTTCATCCGTTCAACTTCACCACGGGGCATTTTCCTGGTGTACTTGAGTGTGACATTCTTAGTTCCAATAGTAAATATAGTTGAAGACATTTTATTATTTACCTATAATAAAATATGATTGCTTTCGTGATTTTATTGATTGTTGTTATAGTGATTCTCTTGCGAGGCGACGCCGTCGCGCCACCAAAAGACGGTAAGAAATGGACGGTTTACGGGACCATGGGTTGTGGATGGACTCGTAAGCAGTTAGAATACATGAATAAGAAAAACATACCTCATACGTTTATCGATTGCGATGAAGAATCGTGTGCTGGTATGGATGCGTTCCCGACACTCGTAGACCCCAATGGTAAACAAATAGTTGGATACAACGAAGTTTAGATACCACGGATAACGGACATAGAGATGGCGAGAATGAGGGCATCCGTCAAGTTCTTGATAGGCTTGAGGATAGAGATGTGCTTCACGAGCGACCTGTTCCACACGAGGCGGAGGATGAAGGTGCTGATGAGAATTGTGAGCACGAAGATGAGAATTTCAGAGAGAACGTCAGACCTGCTTTCGGATTTGGAAACCTCCTTGATCATTTATTAGGGGTGGATATTTTTTTCTAGCCCTACTTCAAATGAAAGACCTCCCCCTGAGTGGGTCAGAAAGTAGGTTTACAAATAGAAGATGGGGGACAAGTACAGGTATAGGTAACAATAACTGTTACGCGTACGCTGTTGGTGACTACGAAGCCTACCGATGGCAAAAATCTATACCAGGTGATAGGTCTGGATTGTCAAACGGTAATCACAACTATACCCACTGCACGGGTCTCCCAAATCGTGTCGTGTCAGACAACCCCAAAAAGGTCTACAAGGTTGATGCGAATAAAAAATGTAAGAAGGGCTACTACAAGGTCATGATGTTTGTTTCCCCTGGGAGACCAATGAACTACATCCGTCAAGGTGACTTTCACTTTTACAAACAACATGGTGTCGTGGAATACAAAGTGAAGCCCGGAGACACTATAAAATCGGTGGCTAAGTTCTTCAAGGTGCCAGAGTCAAGGATAAAGAAGGCTGGAACCTTCAAAACTGGGAAACGTATTGTATTCAAAGCTAACGTATTCAGTCACAAGAGGGGGTGGGCTACGGGTCCACTTCTGACTGACGCCAAGGGGGGTATGATAAAAGATCCCCGTAAAGCTTCTAGGAACTACCCAGGTCTAAACTATGAGAAGTACTGTAGTTCATTCTGCGTCAAGAATTCCGGCATCAAAGTCGGAAAGACTCATCCCAAGGTCCGATAGAATACTATCTAAATCCATCAAATTTTCGACACCGTCGAAGGATAGATCGAAAAGATCCACAACCTCCATTGTAGTATTTTCATTCAATGACACAGTATTTGACACTGCTGTGTGATTGTTCTGTACTGTGACTGTAATTTTAAATTGCGAAGCATCAAAAACTTTTCTACATACGGGACAAGTATTTTTACCTTTATTTTTCCATTCCTGTAGACAGTGGGAATGAAACATATGTCCGCATCGAGTCGGTGGATTTGCCCGAGTCGACTTGACCTCATTTAGACATATGGAACATGTTGACATTCTATAGTACGGGTGTAAAGTTTTTTACCAAATTTAGCTCAGTTAGTAAATCTTGGAGGCGTTGACGAGTGGTTTATTGCAGTCATTGCAGTTGGTCTTCCCCTGCTCGTCTTGGATCTTAGAGAGCATCTCTGGTCCAGACTTTTGGAGCAGCTGACGGTACGAATAGTTGTCCTCGAAGGAAATGTTGTTCTGTTTCATCACGTAGTTGTTGAACAGTTGGGCTGACGTGTTTATGGTGAAGCATCGACCATCGGCCATGCCAAGTCGTTGAGACATCTTTTATTAAAATACACCTAGAAATTAATTTGTCTATTGGATATAGTTTTCATCCATGACTCAAAACCTCTCTCTTTCAAAACCTTCACAAAGGGATCACACCTGTACCCCAAAAATATATCAAATACATCCGTCTCTGTAGTTCGAGAAACCCTAATTCTGGGGTTCTCGTTGATGTGCTGATTAATTATATTGTACCCAAATGCAATTTCCTTTAGGGTCTCTGCCCCTGTGATTATAATCTTCCCTGTGCTGAATATACTGCAAGTAATCTCTTTCATATCATGGGCTGGTTTGAACTTAATCTTAACCGCCGAATATCTATCTGGTTCAAAAGACACCTTAAAAATGTCATTGTACCTCTCAAACCAATCTGAAACTTGCATCAGGTTAATGTTATAATTGAGACTGAAGTTTGAATTGATCATTACAACCCGGAAAGATTCCACTGGAGCTGTGTTGGTCATACCCAAAAAGTTTTTGAAAATGAAAATAAGTTGGGTGATGATGCGCTTACAATCGAAGAGATCACAACACCCCGCAACTTGGATACTTCCATTTGGGAACACCTTTACAGACTTCGTACTGTATGTATCGTGGTAGGTAAGTGTGACCTGATTGTAAAATGTAGTTGGCTTCAATTTCCATTCAAATCCATCCGTTTTTGATCCTTGTCGCCTCATCTTGTAAGAACCAATCCTCTCAAAAGTGGTCCGTAATCTATCGATATCAATTTCTTGGACAAAGCTCGAGACCATCGTAATTGTGGTAATCTTTATCCACGAGGGTTTAAACTCCTCGGGTAACTGATTACGGAAATCATTTATAGTGAGGAGGTAGGAAAAACTGTTATTAGCGATTGAAGAGTACATACTTTTCACGTGGACAGAAGGCCACTTAGGTGTTTAAAGAAACAAAACGTCTTTAAATCAAATGACCTCCTTTTTTAAGTCTGCTCGACATATTTATGACGTGGAGTCTGATCTTTCATATGTTGAGATTGAATACGAACGCTATATTAGAAGTGTAGGGCAATATGCGACTTTTAAAGATTACATCAATACAGAGCCCCTCGCTGATTGGGTATA